CAAAATGGATGCCGCCCCAGCTTTTGCCTGACCCAACTCCCGAGGACGGTTACGCATTCCGCTGGATTCGAGTAAGCACGCTCAATAAGGACGACCCCACCAATGTTTCCTCGAAGCTCCGCGAGGGTTGGGAACCCGTAAAAGCGTCTGACCACCCTGAAATTCGCATGTTCGGCTCGTCCGGTGGACACTTTGCCGACAGCGTAGTCGTAGGCGGTCTGATGTTATGCAAAACCCCCGTGGAATTTACTGAGCAGCGTGATGCGTATTACCGCCAACAAGCGGATAACCAGATGAACTCGGTAGACAACACGTACATGCGAGAAAACGACCCGCGTATGCCGCTCTTCAAAGAGCGTAGTACAAAGGTTACTTTCGGTAGAGGTACCTAACTTTTTGGAGTTTTATATATGGCTTACCCCATTGTTTCCGCCCCTTACGGGCTAAAACCGGTCAATCTGATCGGTGGACAGGTGTTTGCGGGCTCTACTCGCTACATCCCCATTGCGTCTGGCTACAACGCCAACATCGGCTACGGTGACGTAGTTCAGTTCGGTACGACCACTAACCGTGGCTGTGTGATCGCTACTGCAATCGTGTACAACACGGCTGCGTACATCCCCGGCACCATCGGCGTGTTCCTCGGCTGCTCTTACACCAGCCCCGCCACCGGTCAAAAGCTGTTCGCGCAGTACTGGCCCGCTGGTACGGTTGCCAACGACGCTGAGGCAATTGTTTCTGACGATCCTGACACGATCTACAAAGCAGTCACTGTGACCAACAACGGCACCAACGTCAGCACAACCCAAGTCAATCTGGGCCAGCCTTTCGTCGGCACCAACTTGTTCTTCGTGAAGAACTCGGTGAACACCACGACTGGTAACTCCAGCGCTGCTCTGTCTGCCGGTGCTAGCGATGCCATCACTACTGCCACGGCTCCGTTCCGCATCGTTGACATTGTTCCTGACACTGCCAACACCGTGTCTCAGACCGCTACGACTGCTACCAGCACCGCCATGACTTTGACTGCAGCTAACACTGCCATCACTGCTGGTATGTCGGTCATCGGTTCGGGCGTGCCAACCGGTACGTACGTATCCGCTGTGTCTGGTACCGCTGTTACGTTGTCGCAGGCCACTACCACGACTCTCAGCACCGCTACGGCGTTCACGTTCACTGGCGCTACTGAAGTGTTGGTTAAGTTCAACTTTGGCTACCATGCGTACTACGCAGCGGCTGGCGTCTAAGGAGTAAATCATGGCTATTTCACGCGCACAACTACTTAAAGAACTGCTCCCCGGACTGAACGCCCTGTTTGGTTTGGAATACGCTCGCTACGGCGAAGAGCACAAGGAAATCTACGATACCGAGACCTCGGAGCGTAGCTTTGAAGAGGAAACCAAGCTGTCTGGCTTCTCCGCCGCTCCGGTGAAGAACGAGGGCTCCGCCATTGCTTATGACAATGCGCAAGAAGCTTGGACTGCTCGTTACAACCACGAAACCATCGCGATGGGCTTTTCCATCACCGAAGAGGCCGTGGAAGACAACTTGTACGACAGCCTCTCCAGCCGCTACACCAAGGCCTTGGCCCGTGGTATGGCCTACACCAAGCAGGTCAAAGCTGCCGCCATTCTGAACAACGGCTTCAGTGCTGGCGTGACGTACGGTGACGGCGTATCCCTGTTCTCCACGGCTCACCCGCTGATTAACGGTGGCACCAACAGCAATCGTCCTACGACTGGCGCTGACTTGAATGAAACGTCGCTGGAAAACGCCGTGATCCAAATCGCCGCTTGGACGGATGAGCGCGGTTTGCTGGTCGCTGCTAAGCCTCGCAAGCTGATCGTTCCTCCACAATTGATGTTCGTCGCTACCCGCCTGCTGGAAACAGAACTGCGCGTTGGTACCACCGACAATGACATCAACGCGTTGAAGAACAACGGTGCGATCCCTGAAGGCTACACCGTCAATCACTACCTGACTGACGTGAACGGCTGGTTCCTGACCACCGACGTGCCCAACGGCTTGAAGCACTTTGTTCGTATGCCTCTGTCCAACTCCATGGACGGTGACTTCGATACTGGCAACGTGCGTTACAAGGCCCGCGAGCGTTATTCGTTCGGCGTGTCTGACCCGCTGGGCGTGTTCGGTTCGCCCGGTTCGTCCTAAGCGGATCGTCGCTTACCTGTACGCGACTCTAAAGGACCGAAACAGCGAGGGGGTGAGATACCCCCTACTAAGGCACCTTCGGGTGCCTTTTTTATTGTATGCTCTTCCTATGGACCTACCACTACACGAAACCCCCGAGTACGCCGCATGGGTAGCGGATGTAAATACTCATATCGCTGAGGTCAACCGCCGAATCCGTACCGCAGGAGGGCGCATCTACTTTTGTGAAAAGACTGGAGAATGGCTTGAGACTAAGCTTGCGCCTCCCACCGTAACGTGATATATTGGTCCCATCTGGGACTTCCAGTGCGCCAAACTGCCCCAGCAGACGACATACCGACTGACGCACTTAGCTTGTATGTAAGGAAACATCATGGGATTCGCAACTCACCTCGGCCCTTGGCTGCTCGGCACTGTTAAAGACACCACCGGCACCACTGCTGGCACGATCCGCAATATCGGTGCTACCGCTGTAGCTCAGTTCAAGCCCGTTGCTTACGGCGACACTACAGCCAACACCACGCTGGCAGTCTTGCCCGCAGGCGCATCTATCCAGAACGTCCAGTATCTGGTTACCACGGCCTACACGACTACCAACCCAACGCTGACTATCTATGTCAACGGTACAGCGATCACTGCGGCCATCACGGTTGCTTCTCCCGCTGTAGGCGCTACTGGTATCGCTTCGCTGGCTATTGGTACTACCAACCCAGCCTTGGTTGCCAACGTAGGCGCTACGGACGCTATCGTGTCGTTCACTCATGCCAACGGCGGTGGAACCACTGGCGCAGGTGTACTGTCTATCGCGTACATTGTTAAGGGTTCGGACGGCGCTACCGCCCCCACTCCTTCGCAGAACTAATTAGTCTCAGGGGCTTCGGCCCCGTATTCCTAGGAGATTAATATGCGTCCAGCAGTATTCAACGTCAGCGGGGTAGGCGAGTCCAACATCTACAATTTGGACTTGTACATCTCCCCCAACAACACGACGCTCGCAGCGGTCGTGACTGGCACCGTTACGTACACGGTGCAGTACACCTTTGACGATATTTTCGCCAAAAACTTCACCCCCGCAGGTGCGGTGTGGTTCAACCACCCCTCCATGACTACGCAAATAGGGAGCCTCGTGTCCAACTTGGCATTCCCAGCTACTGGGGTTCGCATCACAACTGCTGCAGGGACAACTGGAAGTGTTGTCTTTACAGTAATCCAAGCCGGTGGCGGAGGTAACGCATGAGTTCCACAGGAATTAACTTGCCCAACACGGGCAACCAGCTTGGCGACTTGCTGGCGTTCATCACGGACCCGGTGGCCTATCAGGCCAAGCTGGACACCCTGCAGCAAGCTACGAAGTACGCGAACGACCGTATCGCCTTGGCTGGCCCTGCGGACGAGATTCTGACTATCCGTGCCGACATCACAACCAAGCAGACGCAGGCGGCGCAAGCCCTTGCAGACGCTACAGCAGCCGCAGCAGACATGGTAGCCAAAGCCACGGACGAAGCCGCCACAACGGTTGCTGAGGCCAAGGAACAGGCTAAGAAGCTGGTCGCCACCGCTAAGGCCAAGACCAATGCCGCTGATGCCTTGATGGACAAAGCTCTAGCTGCTCAGAAGCAAGTGGACATTGCGATTGCGGCTGCTTCCGCTGCACAGGCCGACTACGAAGCCAAGTCTGCTAGTCTGAACGCCCGCATGGCCGCAGCCGTCACCGCTCAAGCCGAAGCCGAGGCGTACCGGGACAGCTTGGCAGCCAAAGCTCAGGCGTTCGCTCAAGGACTGTAGTTGTGTCCATCGCCCCCAATGCTGGGATCGTAGCCCTTGACAACTTCAAGGAGCCTACAAGCACAACCGACGGTCTACAAGGGCAAGTACCCAAGCCGTTAGCGGGGCAGCAGGATTACGTCCTTACCGGGTCTGGATTCGTCCCCGGGGGCAGCATACCGGGGTTAGGCACAATGGCGTCCCAAGACGCCGATAACGTAGCCATAACGGGCGGAGCCATTGACGGCACCACCATCGGCGCTACAACCCCCGCAGCAGGCAGCTTCACTACCCTGATTGGCGGCGCAGACTCAGCCAACTACGGGCAAATTACTGGTGGAGCAACAACCAAGGCAGTTCAGTTTCAAACGCTTGGTACGGATGCCAATATTGCTTGGGTGTTCCAAACTACGGGTAATGGAGCTATTGACCTTGCTGCTGGCTCTAGGGGAATCAACATCAGCAACGGCGGGACGGTTAC